AGCTTCAAGAGAAGATTTTTCTTTTTGTATTTTATCTTTTAGTTTATTTATTCCTTCTTGATCAATTTTAGTTGTGCCCTCTTTAATACTTTGAACTTTACTCGCAAGATCTTGTAAAGATTTCATATTAGAATTAAAATCTTTAAGAGCTGTTTGTCCCTGACTTAATATAGTTCTAACAGTTCTAAAACCCTCAGATACATTATCTGTGTTATCAACTATTTCAGAAATTTCATCATTTAAACTTTCAAGGTATTCTTTTGCAAAGGCAACATCATATTTTAAACGTTCTAAAGTAAGAGCATCTAAATCTTTACCTAAGATTTGAACTAATTTTTGTATTTCATTAAGATCGTCACGTAAGGCCATTACAGTATTTTGTTATAAATATTAAAATCTATAACTTTTATTTGTATTTAGGAGCTCGCTTACCTGGGGAAGAAGCCATAAATTCAGGAACATTTACTTTCCCATCAGGGCTTACTAGGGTTTTAGTATTAGAATCTCCAGATTTAGCATTTTCTATACTATCTGATTCTTTTTGATAAAAGTCTGCTATTTCAGCATGTGTAAACTTACGAAGCCATATAGGCATATTATACACATCATACCATGAATAGCCTCCTTTCCCATAGAAGACTACTTCATGAATTTGGGTAAAAATTGCTTTCCTGGTTTCAGGCGCGATCTTCGAAGTCAGGCCAAAAAAAGCTAAGCCCAATTGGGATAGATACTCTATCTGTTGACTCATCGGGAAAGAAGGTCAAGTCTACCCCCGGAGACATTTTCTTAATGTAAGCTCTTAAAGCACGAGAATCTTGAGCTAACAAAGCATTGTCTACAAAGCTACGAATGTCTTTTTTTTCTGTAAGCCCATTTACTGAAGTAATGATGTATTTAAGACGAGTTGAAATAGAACGATCTTCATTTTTGTGGATTTTTTTAAAACCTTGTACTTCTCTATCAATGTCTTGTTCGTCTTTATGAGTAAGCATTTTAAAGGTAATTACATTACCTGATTGGGGGAGGGTAAATTCAAATTGATTATTGCTGGATTTGAATAGTTCTTCATCAAATGACTTGTTTTCAAGTTGAGTTAAATCAACTGTTTGTTCTTCTCCTTTATAATCAAATGTGTAATTTTTACCATAACCCATCACACGAGCTGCTACCATGATAGCATCTTTGTCACAAGTAAGAATATCATCATAATTGATAGGAGTAATTATTAGAGATTTCATTAGTTTATCTAATACTATTCCTTTTTCAATGTAAGACTGATTAGTAAGAATGTCTTCTTCTTTAGCAGTCATGTATTTCATTTCAATAGTCCCTTTTGCTAGTTCTGATTCAGCTGGGTAAAGATATCCTTTAGATGGAAGTTCAACTTGTTCGGTAGGTAACTTAAATTCACTCATAGATTTTTTATTATAACGTTTATTGTCGGATATAAATATATTAAGAAAAAGAAAGCTCGCAGTTTTTGCGAGCTTTTTTAGTTTATTTTTTTATTAGAAGTTTAAGATACAGTAATCAGGTTGTACTGTGAATGTTAATTCGGTTACTCCATCTGAATCCCATTCTAAATCACCGAAGTTTGCATCTGTAATAAGAGCACCCTTGATAATCCATTCTGAAACTACGTCTCCGGGAGGGCCTATGATATTAACTGTAAGATCCTTTTTATAGAAATCACTGTAACCGTCTCTACCTGTTACAGATTCGTGATGTAAACGAACCCATTCCATTACGGCTTGTGCACCAGAAGGAGTAATAGGATCAAACAAAGTAAACTGAACTGTTTTCCATTTGGTTTTACCTTTTACAAAGCGTTGAACGTTAATATGGTTAAGTTCTACTGCAGTTTGTTCTAAACTAATAGCACCCATTTTTTTAATAATATAGCTTGGGATGCCCTCAATGTATAGAATAAATCTATTCTTTTGTTTAGGCTCAAACGCCGTAAAAAATATTTCGTTGGGATCTAAAATTGCCATGTTGTGTTTTGTTTATAAATATTATAATTTTTTAATTTTATTAAGGAAATTCAGCACCAGTTCTTTGTACTATAAAATCTAGTGTTATAAATTCTGCAGTTCTAGAAGGCTGGATGTAAATTTGTCCTACTAATTGATTTCTATCTATGATATCAGGAGTATTGTTAGTATCGTCCATTATTATCTTATAGGCATATAAACCTCCTTTTTGTTGAATTGTTTCAAGATAAGGATTAACTTCATTTAAGAATTTATTTCTTGTAGCAATTGTATTTTGTTCAAATACTAAAGTGTCTGCTATTTGGCCTATGTAAGATTTAAGTTCAATCAATAAACGTCGAACTCCTACTCTATCTAAAGCAGATGGAGCTTTTTGTAGTGTTTTCTGACCGAATACTACAATACCTGTACGTGGAAACTGAGCTATAGGGTTAATGTTATTACTGTAAAGTTCATCTCTATTAGCTTGTGAAAGTTTTTGTTTAGGAGCTAACACGTTAGATAAACCTCCCCTTTGAACTCCTGCTGGAGCGGACCAGATGTTTCCTGCTCTGTCGTTAAAAGCATACACACCGGCTACTACTGTTGAAGCAGGAACCCATACTCGTTTTCCAATTTCAGGATCTGAGATTTTAACCCAAGGCCAATAGGTAGCAGCATATGAACTGTTAATACCACTAGCTTGAGAAATAGTAGAAGTTAATGTACTAGAGTACGCTGATAAATCTACAATATATATACTGTCACCTCTATTTTGAGTATTAGAAACAGCAGTACTTACTTGACTTGAGTAGTTTTCACGATACAATCCAGGAGTAAGAAGAATATTAAATTGATAATCGTCTTTGTTAGAAAGAAGACTAATCATATTATCATAGTTGCCTCCTACAAGTCCTTGAGTATTAGATGAATTTATATTTTCATAAAAATTAGCACCTGCTTTAAGAGTTCCTTCAGCACCCCCAAAAGTACCACTTGCGTTTAATGGAATAGAACCTGTAAAAATCGATTTAGCTGTTCCATTATTGTCAAAGTAGTTGTATGTAGTAGTATCTACTTGTTTTACTCTTACATATCTAGAAGCATTAGGATACGAACCAGAAATTTCAATCTGATTATTAGATGAATTGTAATTTAATTTTTGGTCTCCTATTACTTTAGAAATAAAATTATCTGAGTTAGGATCAAGAGTTAAATTAGCAAATGCTTCTAAAACTGTTTTGTCGTTAGATCGATCGTCTCCTCTACGAATTTGAAGGGCAAAAGTTCCTGAACCAGTGTTAGAGTTTGTAATTTCCCAACGAATGTTGTCTTTAGTTCCATTAACTAAAACATTGTTGGTGCCTTCAGCTCCTGCACTATTCATGATAATTCCTTCAGAAATAGTTTCTAATACAAAAGAAGAACTAGTATTAGAATCTAAAACAGCAGAACTAGAAGCTGGAGTATAGCTGCCTGAAACTACACGAGCTACTAGTAAACTAGTGCCTCCATTTTGAAAGTAGTTGTATGCTGCTATATTAGTTAAATAAGTATAGTTATCACTTCCACTATTTACTGCTCCTCCAAAAATACTTTTAAAGTTTTGATATGAAGTTACTATAGTAGGAATTTCTACAGGACCTTTAGTAGTAGGACCTATAATAGCTGCCCCTACTCTAATAGGACCTGGTGGGAGAAATGATTGATCCAGTTCTGGAAGATCTACACCTGGGGAAATTAGATTATTTGCCATTTAATTAAATATTTTTATTTGCTTATAAATATGAAACAATTATTCAAAAGTTGCTCCTGTAGGAGTAACATTGAAATCAAGATAAATAAATTCTATTGTACGTGTAGGTTGTAAATAAATTTGACCTCTCAACTCATTATTATCTATTACTTCAGGTGGGTTGTTAGTATCATCCATTACTACTCTAAAAGAAGTTAAACCTTCTCTTCTCTGAATGTCTGCAAGATAAGGATTAACCTGATTTAAAAAGTCATTTCTAGTAGCTTGAGTATTTTGTTCGAATACTAATGTATCTGCTACTTGAGTAATGAAAGATTTTAACTCAATTAAAAGTCTACGTACATTAACTCTGTCAAGAGCACTTTTCTTTTTCTGTAAAGTTTTCTGACCAAATACTACAACACCTGTTCCTCTAATATTATTAATAGGATTTACATTAATATTATATAAAGTATCTCGTGATGTTTTAGTAAGAATTCTTTCAGTTTCTATTGCCTCAGATATTATTCCTCTTGTAGTACCTGCAGGGGCAAACCATGGAGCTGCTGCTCTATCGTTAAATGAATACACTCCAGGAATCATTGTGGAGGGTGGTACCCATACTCTTTGTCCTGTATTAGGATCAATAGTTTTAACCCAAGGCCAATAAGTAGCAGCATATGAACTGTTAATACCTGGGGCATTTCCAATTACTGTAGTAACAGTGGCACCTTTAGCTGCCATGTCTATAACAGCCATAGTGTTTCCTCGTGCTTGGCAATTAGAAACTAAAGTTGAAATTGTAGATATGTGAGATGAAAAGTTTGCTGAGTCGTATACTAAACCTGGAACTGTAATAAAGTTATACTGATAATTGTCTTTATTAGACAGTAAGGCTATTGTTTCATCATAATCACTAGCTTGTAAGCCTTGAGTGTTAGTATTGTTTATGTTGTTATAGTAGTTTCCTGCTTGACCAGTAGGAAGATTATTTCCTGAAGCTCCACCCATTGCGCCTGAAACTGCTGTAGGAAGAGAAGCAGTGTATATAGACTTAGCTACTCCGTTGTTATCAAAGTACTCATAAGTTTTAGCAGAAACAGATTTGATTCTTATATAAGAAGATCTATTATTGTATTCACCTGAAAAATCAACATAATAATCAGTACCGTCTTGTTGTACTGTTTCTACTTGGTTTCCTATGACTTTTTCAATGTAATTTGGAGCTTTTGGATCTAAAGACAAGTTAGTCCAGTTTTCTAATACTACAGGAAAATTAGTTTCATCGTTTCCTCTTCGAATCAATAAAGTAAAATTACCATTATCAACATCTGGAGAAATTATTTGCCATCTGATATTGTCTGAAGAACCTGAAGGAAGAGCTCCTCCTGTAACTTCAGCAGTGTCATTGTTCATTAATTCTCCTTCTGTAAGAGTTTCAATAATAAAAGCAGTAGTATTAGTTCCTCCTGTAAAAAATCCAGTAGTACTTCCTGAAGTAAAATACTGGGAATTTCCTAACAGTCCGTTAGGGCCTGTGTAAGTTAAAGTAATATCATTTCCAGATGCGCTTGAACTTATATACTGAAGTGCAGTGCTGTAAGGCGATACAGATGAACTGAAGTTTATAGCTTGTGAAGCCGAAACTACAGAATTAGCAGCATTGGAACCTGAGGACACATAAATTACAGTAGAAGTATTAGTAGGAGGAGTGCTTCCTGTAATAAAAATAGTTATACCATTTATAATAAATGAACCTGAAGGGTGAAAAGGCGAAACATCAAACGTAGCTGAAGCAGATGTAGCTGCTGTAGAGGTAGGTATAGATGCCGTAGCAGGAGTAAAAGATCCACTTGCTACCCTAGTTACTAATAAACTATTACCTCCATTTTGAAAATAATTATAAACTGAAATAGAAGTTAAATATGAGTATTCGGTGCTTCCACTTTTAAAAGTAGATCCGTATTTGTTTAAATACTCGGAATATGAAGTTACTACTGTAGGAATGCCTACTTTACCTTTAACTGTAGGGCCTATTATAGCAGCTCCTACTTGAACTGGTTGTTGGGTAGTAAATGATTGATCATTTTCTATAGCTAATACTCCAGGAGATATTAATGTTTCTGACATTTTATAATGGGTTGTTTTTTATAAATATTTTAAATAGAGTTTATTTCACCTGTTTCTAAATTAAGAGAAACTTCTCCGTATTTTTCTTGAATACTTTTAGAAAATTCTATTTCTTTTTCACTTAATTTTTGAAGATAC